CCAATAGATAGGCAGATAGCACAGCCTATGTTGCCTAGAGGTATAGATTTAAAAGAACCGTACTGGTATGTAGTATCTGAGAAGAACATCGATGAGTTCTTAGACAAATTAAAAAAAGAAGAAGGCAGAATTGTTTTTGTTGCTATGTCTATACCAGACTATGAGCTCATGTCTTACAATATGCAAGAACTTAAACGTTATATTAACGAACTCAAAGAGGTTGTTGTGTACTACAAGAAAGTTACAACCAAGGAGGTAAAATGAAGATATCGCAAGAAGGTATAGACTTAATAAAACACTTTGAGGGCTGCGAGCTAGAAAGTTATTTATGTTCTGCTGGGGTGTTAACAATAGGTTATGGCACAACTAAAAACGTAGTCGAAGGCATGAAGATATCGCAGCACCAAGCAGAAGAACTGTTAGCCAAGGACTTAGAGGAGTTTGAAGGATACGTCGAAGATCTTATTGACGTACCGTTAGAACAAAACCAGTTTGATGCTCTGGTAGCATGGACCTATAACCTAGGACCAACGAACTTAAAAACTTCTACGTTAAGAAAAGTTTTAAACAAAGGCGCGTACGACGACGTAGCAGAGCAAATAAAACGATGGAACAAGGCCAACGGTAAAGTTTTAAACGGTTTAGTACGCAGAAGAAACGCTGAAGCAGAACTTTTTGACGGTAACGACTGGCACGTTTATTCATAAAAATAGTGGCAGTAGAATAAATTTGCACATACAATAGAGAAAACTTAAACGAGAGACTATGCAGTTACAAGAGTCACTAAACATAGCAAAAGGTTTAGGTCGTTTTGAAGACGACCATATAGCTCACGTGGCAACGGGAGAAACCGTTGTGCCTAAAGGCATATTAGATGCTAACCCAGAGCTACGCAAAATGCTCCACGATCAGTTTAAAGAGCTTCAAGTCAACCCAGAAGAATTTGTAGTTGGTTCACCGGCTATGAAAATAAACCCTGCAACGGGTCAGCCAGAGTTCTTTTTAAAGAGTTTAACCAAAGGATTAGAAAAATTTGCAGAGAAGTCTGGCCTTAAAAAGCTGGGTAAAAAACTAGCGCCGTTAGCTCCCATAGCTGCTGCTTTTATACCGGGCGGACCAATAATATCTGGAGCTGTAGGGGCAGCAGCAAAAGGATTTTTAGGCGGAGAAAAACCAAAAGATTATGTTGCTGATGCAGCGTTAGGCGCAGGCATAGGCGCGTTAGCGCAAGGAGCTACAGAGGGGTTTACTAAAGAAGGGTTAAGTCCTTTTGTTAGTGGTCCTACTCCATCTGGCGGACCTCAATTAAAAACTTCTGTAGGTTCTCGTATTATAGAGGGACTTAAAACAGGAGGCATTGAAGGACTGAAAGATCAATTAATTATGTCAGACAGCCCTCTTGGAAAATTTTTACAAACAGAGGCTGGGCAAGAATTAGCCGGTAGATTAAAACTACAAGGACTAGGCGATACACTAGAAGACGCAAGCAAAGGTATTATAGGGTCAAACACAGCAGCTGCATTGTTTGGTGGCGACACAGGCGGTGGCGGAATCATGGGCGGCGGCACAGGCGGTGGCATGGGAGGATTAGGTGGCATAGCCACTTTAGCTCTTGTGAAGAAATTGCTAGATCAGCCAAGTAAAAGCCCAGAAGACATAGTGCCAACTGGGGTATCTGCTTTCGGTTATACACCAGAGCAAATGCAAAACATACCAAGTTACAGAATAGCTAATTTACAGCCCGCTTTAGTTGAAGGTGCACAATACGCAAACGTAAGCCCTGTTACAGCAGAAGAAGGCGGACTTTTAAAAGGGATTGCTAATATAAAAGGCTACGAAAAAGGCGGCATGGACGATGATGGTCCCGGAGACATAACACCAGCATTTTTAGAACCCGGCGAGTTTGTTATGACTAGGCCAGCCACTAGAGCATTGGGTTCAGAGAATCTATATAGATTAATGAAAATGGCAGAGAGTGTAGCGTAATGGCTAGTTATCTTGATCCAGTAACCACCCTGTCAGGAGTAGAGGACCCGTTTGCCGCTAAGATGCGTAGGGGCTTTTTAGAGTCCGCGTTTGATTTAGCTGCTACACCTACACCAATAGCTCAACAACAAATTGCTGGGCTAGATCCGTTACAGCAACAAGCTAGACAGTTAGCTGGCGGATTGGGTCAGTTTCAACCGTTTATACAACAAGCAGCAGGATTTTACGGTCCACAGGGAGCAAGAGACTTTTACAATCCGTACGAAGACGCAGTCGTACAACAAACAATAAGTGATTTAACAGAAAGATCTGGCATACAAGGTATAGCAGACAGAGCTGACGCTGTTAAAGCAGGCGCTTTTGGTGGTTCGCGTGGCAGACTCATGGAGTCAGAAAGGTTTAGAGCTTTAAATAGAGGGTTAGGAGAAGCCATAGGCGGTATACGATCAAGAGGGTTTGAAGGAGCAAGAGCCGCAGCGCAAGGGGCAGCTTCTGGTTTAGCTGGGCTAGCACAAACAGGACAAGCAGGATTAATAAATCAAATAGGAACATTAGGATCATTAGGTGGTTTAGGTAGAGGTATACAACAAGCAGGTTTTGACGCTACCTTTGATGCGGCTAGAAGAACTGCACTAGAGCCAAGACAAAGATTACAGACACTACAAGGTATGTTAAGTCTACTACCAAGAACACAAGCCTCTACAGTGTTTAGAGCAGCAGCCGGAACAGATCCAACAGCACAAGCATTAGGTCTTTTACGAGGCGGTGGACTAGGCGGAATACTAGGTTTCGAAGAAGGCACAGGACCAGAAGGCGTACCGCAAGTGCCTGAAGGTAAAAAGTTTGCTGGTCTAAGAGCCTTAGCTAAAGAAAGACCTGACGTGGTTAAAAAAATGGGTTACGAACAAGGCGGCGAAGTTTTTCCAGAGGATGAGGCATACAATTTTGTAGGCGGCACAGGGCCAGAAGGAGTGCCTTACCCGGTAAAGATGCAAGAAGGTGATTCTTCTAATACAACAGATAGCACAATAACTGGTTTTTTACGAAAATATAGTATTACTCCACATTTAATGGATGTAGATTTTTTTGAAGAGCCTTCTTTTGCTAAATGGGTTGATGCAACTAGAGCAGCAAATAAAGCAGGTTCTCCTATACCTTATGTGGCTCCTATGTTAAGTGATTCAATACAGGCTTTAAAAGTTGGCTACGATAGTTTTTTAAAAGAGTTTCAAGAACGAAGAACTCAAAAACAAGATAACGAAGCCGTAGCCATGATGCAAGAAGGCGGCATAGCGCCAGAGGTTTTTGAAGAGGGCGACGATGAAATAAACAACGCTCTTAATAAAATGGTAGATATGACAAGAGGAGTTGGGGGAACTGAAACCCCAATGGTAGAGATGCCAGAGGTTGACATAGAAACAGCTAGAGTTAAGTCTCCGGGAGGAAGTCAACAAGAATTTATTTCGTTAGTAAAAGAAAAAGAAGGTAATTTACAAGACGCTATAAAAATATTTTTAACAGAAAAGACAGAAGACGATAGTCCTCCTGCACAAATACAACAAGAGATACAGACTTTTGTAGACAAAGCAGAAGGCAGGTATAAAAAAGAAGTTGCTGATGCTGCTTTAAAATTAAACATAGACATAAACACCGATCAGGTTACTTTAATTACAGATGAGTTTGATAAAGAGATAGAAAGCATGTTTCCTAAACTAGCTTCTATGTTAGACGGAGAAGCCGCACAAAAAGTAGCTATGATGGAAAAGGGGGGAGAAGTAGATAATTCTGAAACCATAGAAAAACAAAAACAAATTGTAAAAGAACTTGAAGAGGCTTACGAAAGACAACTTCAAAGAGGAGACAGAGGAGCCCTTGGTGGTGGCACTAGCTACATAGATCAAGCTAAAGAAAAATTAGATCAAGCTAGAAAACGTTTAGAACAATTACAACAAGGGGTGTCTCCTTCAGATATTAGAGCCGGAGAAAAAACTCAAAAGGACCTACAAAAAGAAGCTGACGCAGCTGCGGCTAGGGGAGACTTTGACGACTTTGAGGCCACACCAAAAAAAGATGAAGGTCCTAAAGATACTCAAGACCCTATGGTTGCTACAAGAACTACAGAAGACATCATATCTCCGTACCTTCAAAACCTACAACAAGGAGCTAGAAGAATAGGAGACGCCGCTCTGCTTTCAGCTACTAATAAACAAGGCGGGCTAGCTGGCACTCTTGGAGTAATTGGTAAATCTAAATTAGCAGAAGAAAAAGCACGATCAACCGGGGACTTAGCTGCTATAAACGTTCTCGGTAGGGGCACGGGATCATCAGAGCAAGCGCGGAAAGAGTTAGGTATAGCATCTATAGTTCAAAAAGAATTAGAAGGCTCAAATATTTTTCCATATACTGATGAGGGGCTACCTAATCCACTATACAATAGAATGTTTCAAGATTTAATGAATTTCTATAAAAATCAACTAGGTGCCTAGTGTGTCACTTGAGGAACTACAACAGGGCTATCTAGACGGAGATCTTTCCAGAGAAGAGTATTTAAGACTCTTAGAAAATTTACGAGCCAACCCCACAGCAATAGAGCCTACAGACGAACAAGCTGGGTTCTGGGATACTCTTTTTCAATCCACACAACAACTCATAGCTACCGGGGGAGCGGGCATACGTGTTCTCGGTGAAGCGTTTGACAACGAGGCTTTACAGAATTACGGAGATGAAGTAGTTAGAAACAGAGAAGCGCAGATAGCCAAGTACGGTAAGCCTATGCAAATAGAAGATATAGAAGGCGTGGGCGATGCAGCTGAGTGGTTATTCACCAGCGCTATACCACAAGTCATACCTTCTATAATTGCTTCAGTTCCGTTGGCTATTGGTGGTGCAGCATTAGGAGCTGCGGCTGCTCCCGCAGCTGCCGCGGTTACAGCGGCCAGAGTAGGTGGGGCGTTAGGTGCTTTTTTGCCATCGTCTTTTCTTGGCGCAGGTGAAATAGATAGAGAAATGAAAAGAAGAGCGGGCGATGGGTTTGAAGACCCAGCCGCTGCATTAGGTGGCGGAGCTATCATAGGTGCTTTAGATACAGCTGCGCTAGCTTTTGGACTAAAAGGCGTAATACCGCAAATAACAAAAAATACGCCTTTACAAAAAGACACCGTGCGTGCTTTAACAAAAGAGTTAGTAGACAAAGGTGTAGAAATTAACGTTGCTACCAGAGGGGTAGCTCAAGGAATCTTAGCTGCTATTGCTGAAGGTACGACAGAAGCATCGCAAGAGGTTGTAAACGATTTAGTTGCAGAAAGTAGCACGGGAATAAAACAAGACGAGCAAGAAATGTCTAGCGCACTACTTAACTCTTTTGCTTTAGGTTTTGTCGGTGGAGCGCCAATAGGTTATTTTGCTGGTAACAAAGCAGCTAAAACTCAACGAGATAACATAGAAACAGAAAAAGAAGCGCAACGATTACGTCAAGAAGCAAAAGAAGAAACAACTCAATTTTTAATTGATGAAAACGTTGCTAACCTCAATATCGATGATTTAAGAAAATTTGCTACTAGATACAAAGGCACTAATTTAGATTTAACAAAAAGCGGCCCAGAAATAGTAGAGCAGATAAGAGAACAAGAAGAAGCGCAAAGAGCCACCAGTAAACTTAAACGCAGGGCTGTAGAAATGGGTCTGCCAGAACTGGCTAAGTTTGATTTAGAAAATTTAGAGCTAGCTAGAATAGAAGAAGAGCTCACGCCAATGGAAATAATTAATGCTGTTAGAAGAATAGATCCCGAGTTTGATGTAACAGGTCCCGGATCGGTTAGAAGAGCTGCCGAAAGATTAGCTAACTTTAATGTTTCTACTGCGTATATAAACACGGGCAAGAGCAAATTGTTTTTTAATCCATATACTTTTGATAAATATAAAGAAATATTAAAAACACAAAGCAAAGAAGAATTAGCTGTAGAGGCCAGCACTCTTTTACCAAACAAATACTTAACCATAGACGAGGCGCGTAACACGCCGACAGAAGTTTTAGCTAAAGATTTAGCAGAAAATCAATATTGGATACAACAAGCTCAAGAAAATATGAGCTATAAAGAAAAACAAACTCCCGAACCCATAGAAGTAACAGAGGGACAAGATTACAAAGTTAAAACAGAAACCATCAATATAGATGATCCAAAAAGAGGAGAGGCTTTAGGATTCACCGTAGCTATGAAAGACGAAGACGGTAACAGAACCGGGGACATCGTAAAGTTTGAAAAGAAAGAAGTAAGAGACGACAACGATAACATTATAGATTACGAATACGTTTCAGAGTACGGTGAAACGTTTAGTGAGTTTCAAACTAACTATCCTATGCAAATGGAAACTAAGCAGGACGTAGATGAGTTAGGTAGAGAGCAATACGAGATAATTTCTTACGACGTTTACAAAGGCAAGTACCCACAGTTTCAAGAAGGTCCGTTTAAAAAAATATATTCAACCGTTATGAATTTGTTTTCGCCGTATGCTCCACTAGGAGACAGAGCGTTTTTACTTGATAGAGAAAGAATAAGTAATCAAAGAGCCATAAACAAAGCAGCGCAAATGCTGGCTTATGCGTATGAAGAAGCTGCAAACGCAGCGGTGTTAAATGGACAAATAGAAAACAGAGCCATGGCTGATGAAATGGTGTTAGATTTTTTAAAGAAATCGTACACCAGGAAAAAAGGTGATGACAATGTTAGTCTAATATTGCAGGGAGAAATAACTAAATTAGAAACAGAACTACAAACTACGACCAACGAAGTTAGAAAAGCAGCGCTTCAAAGAAACATAGCTGATTTAAAAAAAGATTTAGCAGACGGTCTTAGAGTAGACGTAGTTGCCTTAAAGGATTTACCAGAAAACTTACAAGGCGTAGCTGTGCAAATGAGAACTTTAATTGATACGTTAAGTGAAAGAGTTTTGTCTGAGATGCCTGATTCTATTTTAGATAAACCAGATCCAGTAACTAAAGAAACTAAAAGAGATATTATAAAAGCTCAATTAGGTTCGTACGTAACACAAAGCTATAAATTGTTTGAGCCAACATTAGGTTGGAACCCGTCAAGAACATTTTTTGGTAAACGATCTAAAGAACAACAAGCTGCTTTTAATACTGCGGTTGAATACGTACTAAACAATAAACAATCGTTTCCAACTGTAGTAGATAGAAAAAGTGCAGAGGATAAAGTAAACGATATTATAAAACAGTCTTTACGCGAAGATGATGTACCCATCGAATTACAGTCTGCTGATGGCCGAAGGACCAAGGACAAGTTTAGTAAAGTATCACCGATATCTCAGTTTTTAAAACCAAGAGATAGTATTCCACAAGAGTTTAAAGCTTTGTTTGGAGAATTTAAAAACCCAGCAGAGATCCTAGCGACCACAGTAAATAGATTAACAAGTTACGTAGAAAACTATAAGTTTTACAGTAAGTTGTTAGAGGTAAATAACGAACCCGGAGAGAGGCTTTTTACGGAGTTTAGAACTAAAGATTACAACACTCCCGTGCCATTAGAAGACTCTCCTATAGACGGTATGTACACAACCCCTGCTGTAGCAGAGGCTTTGCAATTAGTAAAACAAGATAAGTCTTCTTTAAAGAAAGCTTACGATGCTATGGTGTTGTTACCAAAAGGTATTGTGCAATCATTTAAAACTATCTTTAGCCCCATGGCGCAGGCTCGTAACTTTTTAACTGCCAACATGTTTTACTTAGGTAACGGGCACATTAATTTATACAAAGACTTCCCGGCTGCAATGAAGGTGTTGCGTTCAGAATTATTTAGTTCTGGTTTTGATTCTATGGGTAGAGAAACTTCGGCAAGAATAAAATCAGAAAACCTGTATCAAGAGATGTTAAGGCTTGGAGTAATTAACACTAACTCAAGATTAGGGGAGATACTACAAAACTTTGAAGAAGGCGCTTCTGGCGGCTACAGAAGTATAAACGAGTTTATGTCTTTCTTGACCTCACAAAATGGAGGTTGGGCAGGCAAACCAGTTTCTTTAGCTAAGAAGATTGGACGACAGCCTGCAAAACTTTACACAGCAGCAGATGACTTTTACAAGATAGCTGCTTTCTTGTCAGAAAAAAGAAAGTTAGAACGAGCGTATGACAACACAGACATAGGTAAAGAAGGTTTAATAGATTTTGGTAAGCAGATAGGTAGAACACTTACCAATCAAGACTACGACAAGATGATAACTGAAATAGCTGCGTACAAAGTGCGTAACACTATACCTAATTACGATTACATAGGGTCTTTCGTAAACATGTTAAGACAAACTCCGTTTGCTCCGTTCGTAGCTTTTCCAACAGAAATTTACAGGACTAGTTACAACATGGCAGATTTAGCCCTAAAAGAAATTAGATCTGGCAATCATCAGATGAAAGTACAAGGGTACCGTAGATTGTTTGGTTTGGGCTCAATGACCTTTGGACTATCCAGCATTATGGTAGCTTTAGGTAAAGCTTTGACTGGAGCAGATGACGAAGATATAGAAGACATTAGGAGAATGGGGCCAGAGTGGTTAAGGAGAAGCCAGATAATACCTGTAGAAAAGAAAAAAGATGGTGGCTACGAATACATAGATGGCAGTCACTTTTTTGTATACGACACCGTTTCTTCTATACCGTTGAGTGTTATTAGAGCTCTTAAAGAAGGACAAAATTTAGATCAAGGTATACCAGAAACAATTAGAGAAAGTATGGTTGATGGAGCTACAGCTATCGTAGAGCCGTATATAAGTTTATCTATAGCGCCTGAATTGTTTGTTGAGATGTTTCAAAACAGAAAAGCAGACTCAGGAGCGCCTATAGCTTTAACAGAAGATTCTTTCGGAGAACAGGCTAAACAATATTTGAACTATGCTTTTCAAAAAGCTCAGCCGGGTTTCATACAACAAGTGGGTAATTTATTAAATGCTGGAACTTTTGATGAGCACTCGTTCTCTAAGTTTGGTACTAAACAAGATTTTGACGGAGCGTTTTTAAGTTTAGTTGGTGTCAAGGTAAATACGGTGGATCCAAATAAGTCCATACCATTTAAGATAACCGAAGCTAAAAAACGTTTGGCTAACGCAGAAAAAATATTTGAAAGATTGGCTTTGCAGTCGGGTCCTGTGTACGCTCAAGATTTAGTTAATGCCTACGTAAGAGCACAAGAGGCTTACTTTGATGTGCAAAGAGAACTTGCTTTAGATATAAAAGCGGCTAGAAATTTAGGCGTTAGTAGAAGTATTCTTGCAGAAAATATAAAAAGGCTGCCTAGCAAAGCCTTAAAAAACAATATCCTTAGATATAGGTTTGTACCTTACGTGCCTCCTAAAACATCCATGCGTAAATATAATTTAGCTACTAAAAAAATGAAACAAGAAGGCGCAGAGGTATCTTTAGAAAGATACTATCCATTTACCACTATTGGTAAAATAGAAAACTTTTACAAAAGAGCAAGATTAAATTTATTCTTTAACTTTATCACTCCTGATTTCACGGATCTTGAGCCTCGCGAATAGTATCCATAACCTGATCTGCCCAATATTTATCTACACGCTCCATCCACATGTCTGCGTGACGTCTAAACTCTCTGCCTTGTATAACAAACTCTTGATACACAAGATCAACAGAACACATTAAGACAGCACCTTTTTGTATGTCTGTGCCATACAGCTCGTTGTGCGCAAGAGCATACGCAGCAAGCTGACAGAAATAGTCTTCTATCCATTCACGTCGTTTAGGTTTATTGGTCTGTTTAAAATCCATGATGCAAGGCTCGTCCTCAAACACACCGATAACATCAGCTTTACCTGCGTATCGATTTGGATTGTACAAAGACACCTCACAGCCATAGACCTGATTTATCCTAGAAAAAGAGTTGTCCATGATGGTACATGCCATCTTGTATGCTCTCTTCTCTTCAGCTGTTTCAGGTCTATAGTCCCACAAATTACCATGCACTATCTGTTTCTCTAGTATGTGATGCACGGTGGTACCGCGAGCAGCCGCCTCCATGCGTATCCTATTGGCTTCTTCCTCACCAACACGTTCTATCCACTTTTTTATCCCGTCGTTATCTTCTTTCGTCCCGGATAATATCGTGGTAACAGAAGGCAGCTTTACACCGTTACAGTCATAAAACCTTCTTCCGTCTTTGCCGTCCTCACTAGAGAAGTCATTGTATTCGTACGGTGACTCGTACAAGATTACATGCTTCATGTTTTTGGTAACTCTTCTACTTTGCCTTTTTTCACGTCATCGTGTAGACGCTTAATTGCAAAAGCAAAAACGTTACTGGTAGATCTTTCAGTTCGCTTACCTATATCTTCAGCGATCTTAACGATCTCCTTACGTATGGCTACGCTACGCCATTTTTCTGTATCCATTTTACTGAACTCCTTTAATCATTATCGTTTTGTGACTCCATAGAATCACCCCAGTTTTTGCCTACCTCTGCGTCTACCTTGTTAGGTACACACAAAGACACAGCTTGTTCCATGGTTTCAGTTATGCCTGCTACATCTTTATCCGAAGCTACAGAAAACACAAGCTCGTCGTGCACCTGTAGTAACGGCATGTAACCAGACTGATAACAGTCGACCATGGCCTTCTTTGTCATATCCGCCGCTGAACCCTGTATAAGTTTATTCAGCGCCTTATAGACAAATGCTCTTTTTATTTCGCCGTTGTATTCGTGTATGGCTTCTTTGTATTTCATGGGTCGACCCGTGCCATAGCGCATCGGCTCCCACATATCAAAGTGACAACGACGTCCTAATAGTGTTTTTATATATCCTTTTGAACTAGCACTTCTCATAACAGAGTCTGCTAACTGTCGAACAAAAGGAGCGTAGGTATTGAACTTACTAAGTATGTCAGCAGCTTCGTCAGTTGTTACACCCAACTGATCTGCTAATTTACCCTTGCCCATACCGTACATAATTCCTAGACCAATAGTCTTTGCGGTCTTTCTATCTATACCCACCAGATTGGCTACCTCTTGGTGAAAGTCTGCATCTCCTTCTAAGTACGCATCGGCAATAGCATCTGCGCCGTCGTACTTGGACAAATTAGCATAGTGAGTAAGTATTCTTGGTTCCTGTTGACTAAAGTCTGCTGAACACCAGCGCTCGCCTTCTTCTGGCAAGAACAAAGAACGAATCAACGGACCTATGTTTTTGTTTCGTGCCGGGACCTGTTGCAAGTTTGGATTGCTCATGGACAACCGACCAGTGACTGTGCCACCGCTCTCGCCTTTCAGCTGTCTTATCTCTGCGTGTATCCTGCCGTTGTGCTCGTGCTTCAGGATAGAGTCGATAAACGTGCTGTGTGATTTGTTTATCTCTCTAGCATCTTTAATCATCTTAGCCACAGGATGTGTGTGGTTATCTAAAAACGCCTTGGTAAAACTAGGCTGCCCTGTTGGAGTACGTGTATACGTTAACTTTAGAGCGTCAAAAACGGTCGCTAACGAGTTTGCTGCCCAAAGTTGTAGTTCTCCTACACCAGACTGTTTCTGTATCTCCAAGACCAGTTGCTTCTCTTGTTTGACCAGTTGCTTCTTAATTGTCTCTGCTCTTTCAGTATCGACACGGACACCTTTCTTTTTCATTTCGTACAACACAGGCAAGACTTCCATCTCCAAATCAAAAATGTTCCACAGGTTCTGCTCTTCAATCAAAGTCTTGAAATGATTCCAAAGCTTCAACGTCAAAGCAGCATCCTGTGTTGCATACGTACCCACGTATGCCGAAGGCAGACGCCACATCTCTGCTTTCGGGTCTAAGCCCCACTCCTCAGCAGCGGCGTTTAGTTCTGCCTCCGTTTTACCCTCGTTTACATATTCTCTACCCAAAGCATTTAAGGTATACCAATACTGGTTCTCATCTATGAGAGGAGCGACCACCATCGTATCGATAATCCTGCCGTTTACTTTTATGCCTTCTGATCCTAGCCAACCCATATCGTACGATGCGTTGTGAAATATTTTGTCTGAGTTACTAGCGCATACTTTCTTAGCAAAGCTAATTACTTTGTTTTTAGGAAAGTTAAATCCACTCTCGTGCGCAAACGGAAAGTAGCCTTCAAAGCCATCGCAGGCAAACGATATACCCACTATCTCTCCGTCACCTCTTATGTATCCGGGACCTTTCTCTTTTAGATTCGGGTCTCTGGTTTCTGTATCTATTGCTACCTCTTTTGCGTTGACCAACAGCTCTGTTGGAAACACATCAGGCGGAGTCCATTCCGTAGGTGGTTTAAATGTTGTCATATCAAGTACCTGTAGTATTCGTTTCTAGCTTGCACGATGTAGAGATTCTCTAGTGCTCTAGTAACAGCCACATAAAACTGTCTGTGTAAGCCATCTGGGTTGAGCAAAAAGTTTTGCTTTATCGCCGGAGATATATCTAACAAGACTGCAACGTTGTCAGCCTCACCACCTTTTGCTTGGTGTATTGTAGATATCGCTATCCTCGGTTCGCCATGTAAATCTTCGTTATTGTTTTTTGCTTTTTCTATAAATGCTCTTCTTTCTACGTCTATGGTTTTATTGAAAGTCTCCTGCCAATCGCCGCCCAAGGTTTCTTCCTTCAAACCGTAGTTATCTAATATTTGTTGTTTAGTTAGTTCTTGCCCCTTGTTTTCATCGTTTAATACTTTAGTTATAAATCCTCTCTTCACATGTGTTTTGCCTAGATAAGCATATAAATCACCGAGTTGAGCCATAGTAAGTACTCCCTCACTGTTTAGTTTCTCCCAAGCGTCCATAGCTGCAATCATCTTGTACGGAATGTATCTGTAGTGATTGTGTGAAAAGGGGTAGCCGTTGTTTATTAAATGCTTTCTAGTGCTGTAGCCTTTGTTGTAATCGGACAGCATGTAGTCACAAGAAGATAAAATTAACCAGTTGCCTTCTTCTAACGGTAACAGGTTGACAGAAGATACTTCTGTCACTGCGCCTTCTTGCTCTCTTGGCTTGTACTCTTTGTCTGCTCTCTTTCTTATCTTGTTCGATATACGCTCTGCTACGTTGTGCACAGTCTTTGGTATTCTAAAAGATTGGTTCAGTACAATGTTCTTGCCTTCGTAGTCTACAAACCTGTCTGGTCTGGCTCCGCTCCATTCGTAAATAGCCTGATCGTCATCGCCTGCTATGTAAGTCTTAGCAACGTTAGCAGACAATACATCAACCAAACGCCAGTTTAATTCTGCCAAGTCCTGAGCTTCATCAACGATAAGAACATCTAACGGTGGACAAAGGCCTCTCTCAACAAACTCTTTTATCATGTCAGCAAAAGAATAGATAACAGGAGAGCTTTGCGTACGGTACTCTTCCCATGCGTCGTAAAGATTTTTTAAGATAACGGGTACCACATTCTTGCGTAAAGATACGTCGCAGTTAAGTCTTTCTTCTTCGATATCTCTACAGTTTGCTTTTGAGTTTTCTATCAGTTGAAAATATGGATCCTCCAACATCTTATCCAACGATTGTTTCTTATCCATTTTATAGTTCTTGGTTAAGTTAAAGCTGTACTCTTCTAAAAAGTCTCGGATATCTTCGCCTGACATCACTCTCCCTATAGCTAACGCACGCTTGCAGAAGGCGTGACTTGTGCAGAAGTAAGGCATTTCATCAAAACCAAGCCCCAAGGACGCGTACGCTCTGTTTTTGGCCTCTGTGGCAGCCTTCACTGAGTAAGATATAAAAGCTATTCTGTCTGGCTGCACACCGTCATCTAAATGCTGCTCTACTAAATCAAGCAGCTTAGTTGTCTTGCCTGTTCCCGGAGGACCAAAGAACTTCTGTATGTTTCTAATCTTCAATCTTCCCACTCCTTCTTAGCTGTAGGGTTTTTAAAATCATCTACAGTAATCTTACTGTTATCTATTTCGACAACATCTAACACCCAAATGTTTTTGTTGCCTATGTTCTTGTCTATCCATTTGACTGAGTTATTTGCTCCCATGTTCTTTAGTTCGTCAAAGATCTCTGCTTCTTTTATGTTCTTCATGTTTTTGTATTCTCTGATGTAGTTGACTATGTCTCTGCCTCTAAACCACCATTCATTAGTTTCTTCTTCCTCCATACGAAACGCTCCGCCAGATACGATAGCCATACGAGAAGTAGACTCTGTGGTAATACAAAACTCCATGATAGATTCTTCAAGCAGTCCACTCTTGGTCATGTCAGCAGGGACGTCTATCTCCTGAACATCCTGTAGCAGCGCGTTTAGTTTTGCTACCCAATCTATTTTCTTTACGTCTGGTGGACAGATATTCAATACTTCCATACATCTTTGTTGGTACATGCTGAAGTTATGCAGTTGTTTTGTTTCGAGCACGATAGTCTGTCCATCTATATCTAAGTGCCACAAGGGTGGGTCAGTTAGATATTTCCGTAGCCCACCAAAGACAGGATCGCGTTCTGCGGCATCAATGCCAAACCTTTTGGTTACACAGATGCCGCTCTGACAAAAGTCTTGTAGCGGAGCTTTGCTGCACGGATACCGATAGTCAGACTTCTCCACGCTTTGTATTAAGTTATTAACTTCGCTATGCGGTAGTGGTTTGGCGCAGACCTGCTTGTTTACTTCTTGCAGCTTATCTTTCCACTCTTCGCCCTCCGGGTGTACTTTTCTAAAGAACACACCGTAAGCAAACATAGCACTGTTGCGCATACCTTCAGGTATGCCGTTCAACTTCATGTGAACCAGACAAGGTGGAGCCTCGCTCCAGATGTCTTTGTCTGCGCCATTAGATGCGATAAGTTTTCTCCTAGATTTCTTTACCGGGAGGAGCTCATCTAATTGTTCTTCTGTGATTGCTTTACGCTTTGCATACTTTATAAAGTCCTCTGGGGATAAAGACTCAGCTTTTTTATTCAAACCGTATCTGGTTGTATCGTCGCCTGCAAAGTACGGCATGTTCAACCAGTTACCTGTTTGCTTTTCTTTGGGTACTTGGTCGGACCATTGATATTGTTTCGGAAATATCTCATCTCCAGTTCTGCCCATGGCTGCTGTAATGTCCTCTAGTTTATTTTTTATTTTGATGGCTGGGACTGGCTCACTTGTAAAAAGGAATAAGTGAAGCCCGCCCGACTTAGTAGAACAAGCGACCAAGGGCAGAGACATCTCATCGATGTTTTTCAAAATCTTTTTTATGTCGATAGGGTATTCATCTATATCTATGCAGCCCCATCTACATGTTTCATCATCGGTTATCGGAATCACTCCGATAGAAACCTCTCCGTCTAAATGTTTTTTCCAAAGCTCAAGAGTAAGCGGTTCATGCAGGGTTTTTGCTATCCCGTCTTTCTTTACTCCACGTGCTGTGTTCTTCTGCCCTGTGATTTCATATATTCCGTGCGCTCTGTCTAGCCCGGAAAAAACATCCATAAATTCTTTTTCTATTTCTTTTGTCATACATATTGTTAGAGGTGGGCGGCGGGGTTACTCGCCGCCCGATAGATCACTCCCAAGTTTTAGCTTCGGAATTATCCTCTAATGCAGCAGTATTGGAGCTCCCCGGGAGTTGATCCATACCACCGTCTGCACAAAACTCAGAAAACTCTTTTGCTTCTGTAAACAAATCAGTTTCCTGTTCATCTAAGACCCGTTCCTGTGAAATGGAAAATGAATACCATGACCCACGATCGTTAGATTCTATTTGTGTTTTTAAAAGATACCAGTGCGAGTATGAAGGAGGGGTAAACATACCCTGTGCTCCTTGCATCTTCGTACTCTGTATCAGTGTGTTGAAGTATCTAGAGTGCTTCAACTGTGACCCCGTCATGTTGATGACGCATTTCTGCGGCTCTTCATCAATCATGGCGTAGCCATAGTGGTTAGCCGTTGGTGTAAGCTGAGTTTCACCTGCCGGTGTGATAAGCCTACCTTGGCTATCACGAGTACATCTGTTAAACAGATCACTTTCCGCAGAGTGAACCTTAACTAGCCCACCGCCCTTCTCACGAAGTTTCCACTCGACCAACGTTTTGTTATACCAAACTGGTAAGAAACTCAAACCCGTCTCACCTGATATTACTTTGTTGGAACCAGTAAAAAAGAGATCTCCCTCTTCCGCATCAGGATTATAGTCAGCGTTGTCTTTTTTCCTTTGCGGAGACATTGCTTGTATGATCGTGATACGCGGAGTCCTTAGATCGTCTGATGATACTTCGCCGAAGCCTTTCTCTTCGACACCTTCAAATAAAGATACTATGTCACTTTTTGGTTTTTTAGTTGCCATATCTTCGTTCCTCGTTATTTAGTTATTTTCGTTCGCTTGCCCTCGTAGACAGAGAAAAGTTCTCTGACTGTTTGGTCAAACACCTGATTGCCCGACTCAACTTGTTCGCGAACGAACGCCTTGAGCGAACTAGGATGGACATTCTCTTTCTGTTCAGGCAACAGCCCTTCCTTCTTGAGTACATCTATCACTTCTTTAGCGCGATCGTCCTCACCTCTGCCAAACTGCACGCTAACGACATTCTTAATTAAGTCGCCATGGCCGTTATCGCGGAGCCAACTGTGAGCCGCATCAGCTTTGTCTTTGCTGATACGAGCGCTGTAAAACGGTTCAGCTGCTATCCTCGATCCGTCGTTCAAACGAATGTCTTGGATACCTAGCTCTAATAATCTTTGGGGTAAAACTTCTTCTGATAGTTCACGCTCTTGTTCTTTCAAGCGTTGTAGTCGGTCCTCTGTGTTTCCGATTGTGCCCTGTACGCGCAGAAGTTTGTCGCATAGTTTTGATAGGTCGGCTAAATGATTTTCGTTGAGGTCTTCTACTTTCTTCTTTGTTTGTTCTTCAAATAATATTTCTATTGCCATAATTTATTTTCTCCTTTTAGTTTGTGCATTTTGTTAGCGTTATTAAATATTTGTTCTAGTTCTTCAGCATTAATTCTCCTTAACATCTTTCCATTTTCTTTGATAAAAGAAGCTCCCCAAATACTGCCATCAGCACCAGTCCAAAACTTAATGTCGTGTGTTGTATAAAAGTTTTGTTTCGGATAAACAATAAAATTTGCAGAATCTAAATAAATCTTACTTGGAAAATTAACTTTCATTCTCGCTCTTTGTTCCGTATTCTTTTATCAAAGCCTTTAAAGCTAAATCTATAAGTTCGTAACTTTTGAATTCTGCATTGTTGAAACGCAGTTCTTTCCACATTTTATAAGTGCTTGGCTTTACTCTTACACACAGATTCGCCGTTGCTGTTTGTATTTCTTTTTTTTCTAAGTTAAGTTTCATTCTTACTCCTTCGTTAGTGCGGAGTCTAGTAGGCTGTGTGTAAACATGAATAGACATGATCCGACTGTCCTTGCTAGACCCCGACTTTTAAAAAAAACCAGTCGGATTGACACGAGTATATATTACTTTTAAAATAAAAGGCAAGATATTTTTGAATATTAACGAAAAACGAAGGATAAATCTTATGAAC